GAATATGATTCACCAGATAACATGGGTCAAGAACCAGTAATGATGCAATTTAAACCGGGAATGGCTGATGAAACAACTGGTGGAAAAAAACCAGCAGACAGATTTGATGTTGTAGAAACAGAACCACAATATGTTGGTGCACCTGAAGATGCGGATATAGAATTTATAGGTGAAAGTGGAGGACCTGGTATTGATTTTATTGCATCTGATGTAACTAACTTAAAAACATTTGCAACAGGTAAAGGTCCTACCATGAAAGAAATTGTAAAATCTAAAAAAAGAAAAGATCTTGTTAGAAAAGTTAATGACGATAACTACGAAGCAGCTGAATATCTTGGTGGTAAATATGGTGATGGTCCTGAACCAGATTTTCCAGATGACTATAGTGGATATGCATCAGGTGGTCTTGCTTACCTGTTAGGAGAATAACGTGTCTATTTTCGATAGAATTGTAGAGTACAGTAATATTTCAAAACCAAGTGAGCGTGTCCCAAAAGAAGATGGAGGCATGTTAGTACAACCTAGTGATGATGGATCAAGACCTGGTTACAAAGGACCAAAACAGCAATTTAAACCTGTAGAAGGGGCTCCTAGTAGAGTTCAATTTGATACAGATAAACAGCTATATAGAAAAATGGTACAAGAGACGGTTGGTGGTGTTAAAAAAAATAAATACATTTATTCTGAACCCGGTGAGTCTTTAGAACAATTCATGGGAAGAAAACCTATACGATCTACTGGAGCAGATGATGCAACAGTACAAGCAAGACAATTTATAGATAACTGGACTAAAAATTGGTTTGATGAAAATTTAAAAAATTATGATGTAAAAAACTTTGATGAAATGTTAAGTAAATTATCCAATGATTGGGAAATAGCATTAGAATCAGAAAATGTTCCGAAAGGATCAGCACGTTTTAAATTAACCACACCAGAATTAAAATTACCTAACATAACCAGTGGAAGAGATGCAACAACTAAAAAAGGTACTATTAAACCTTTTAATTATAACAATGTTACATTTTATTCAAATTTAGAAGGAAACCCAACTGAATTAGGAAAAACTTTAGCACAGTACAAAAAAGTATTTTATAAAAATCAAATAGAAAATAATCCAAAACTAAGAAAAGATCTTAATAAATTTTTTGATTTTATGTCTTCAGATAAAAGAGGTCAGTATAAAAAATTAGATGGTAAAACCATAAAACAATTCATGGATACTGAAGTTAGTGATGATGTTAAATTTTTATTAAATGACAAAGCCTCTGGTTTAGGCAAAGATTCTAAATTTGAAGTATTTAATTCTTACGATGATCTTGCAGATAATTATAATACCTTTACACAAGATAAAGCTAGATTAAAAGCAGTACAAATAGAATCAGAATCTATTAGCAAAGTCGGTGAAAAAACTAAAAATCAATATTTAAAAGTTAAAGAATCAATTAAAAATCAAAATGATGTTTTGGCTAAAATGTCTGTTGAAGATATAGCAAAAAATAAAAAATTATTAAATAGTGTTAGAATGGTAATTAATCCAATCTCAGGAGAAGTTAGTTACACAAATTACACTGTCAATGATCCAAAAGGAAAACCTGCTTTAGATGATATGGAACTAGCTAAAAAAATAAAACAAAAAGCTTTAGATAAAAAATTTTTTGTTACTGAACATATTTCTAAAAGATCATTAGAAAAATTAAATACAGCATTTCCAAATAATATCCAATTGGCTAACTATATGAGTAATGTTCAATTAGAAAACGCTAGAAGATTTTTATTGATACCAGAAAATAGAAACACAGTTGCTGCACAAAATTTAGATAAAGCTTTAGAACAAACAGGTTTAACAATTAGAGGTCCAGAATATGGAGGAATAAAATATGGAAATAAAATAAATATTGAAGTTCCTGCTAGCACAGGAAAATCAAACATTGTTGAAAGTCAATCGATAGGCGGTCAACAATTTGTAAAAACAGAACAAAATATTTTAAAAAATATAACAAGTTATAGTAAACTTCCTGAGTGTAAAGTGGGTAAGGCAGAAGGTGGACGTATTGGTTTTGCTTTAAGTGATACGTGTATTAGAGATGGTTTATTAGAACAAAAAAAATTAGCAGCTTCAGGAAATAAAAAAGCTGCACAGGAATTAGTTGATGTTGCTAAAGTTGCATCAAGAGGTGGTTTATTAAAAAATGTTTTAGGACCAGGTGCCTTGCTTGGTGAAGCAGTATTTGAAGGTGCAATTATTGGTAATAAAGTTTTAGGTGGTAAACCGTTAAATCAAGCATGGGCTGAAAGTTATTTATCATATTTAGATCCAAGAAAATATAGAGGAGAACTAGATCCAATGTTAATGGAAAGAGATCGTATGTTACAAAGTACAGCTGATAAAAATATTTTAAGATCTGGATTTTCAGCACAAGATCAGTTATCTGCTTTTAATAAAGCAATTGAAGAAAGAGATCTTGCAAAATCAAGAGGAAGAATAGATCAATATTTACCTGCTGCAGCAGAAGCAAGAGAGCAAGGTAGATTTGTAGATCAATCTGCAGACATAATATCTAGTGAAGCATTTAAAGATGCAACAAATGTTGCACAAGAATATATACAAGGACGAACCGGTGAAAATATAGCTAAATATAAATTACCTCAAATAGGAAAATATGAAAGTGGTGAGGCTATAGATCTTAGAAAAAGAAGAGAAAAAGAAATGAAAAATTTATATTATCAATATTCTGACAAAGAGCTTATGGATATGTTAGCAAGTTCTGAACCTTTACAAAAAGCTGGAATCAGTCCACAAGAATATCTTAATATGATTGCTGAAACAAAAAGAATTACTCCTGCAGTCACCTCTACACTAACTGGTTTAGAAGCATTAAGATCTTCTATACAAGAACAAGAAGCAATGGAAAACTTAATGGGTGGTGCAGCTAACTTTGCAGGTGGAGGATTAGCTAGTTTAACTAAAACAATACCACCTAAAAGTGGTCCACAATCAGAAGGGTTGCTATCCCTTAAAAACCGTGTTATTAACTCATAGGAGAATTGAATGGCAGACATAGATAAAGGACTCCCTAACACTCGTACTGAAATTGAAGTTCCTTCGGAAGAAGAACTAAAAGAAGTTGATGTTCAAGAGGAGGAAGTAGAAAAAGGACCTGTTGAAGTAACACCAGAAGAAGATGGTGGTGCAACTATTAATTTTGATCCAAGTTCTGTCAATGTACCTGGAACACAAAATCATTTTGACAACCTAGCAGATATTTTACCAGACGAAGTTTTAGAACCTATTGGAAATGAAATGGTTCAAAATTTTATGGACTACAAAATGTCCAGAAAAGATTGGGAACAAACTTATACTAAAGGTTTAGATTTATTAGGATTTAAATACGATGATAGAACAGAACCTTTTCAAGGAGCAAGTGGGGCAACGCATCCTGTACTTGCTGAAGCAGTCACACAATTTCAAGCACAAGCTTATAAAGAATTATTACCAGCAGATGGTCCAGTAAGAACTCAAGTTATTGGAGTTAAAACTCCACAAACTGAACAACAGTCACAACGTGTAAAAGATTACATGAACTATTTGATTATGGATCAGATGAAAGAATATGAATCAGAATTTGATTCTATGTTATTTCATTTACCTCTTTCAGGATCTACATTTAAAAAAGTTTACTATGATACTAACATGGGCAGAGTAGTATCTAAGTTTATACCAGCAGATGAATTAGTTGTCCCGTATACGGCTACCTCATTAGACGATGCGGAGGCAGTAATTCATACTGTGAAGATTTCTGAAAACGAATTAAGAAAACAACAAGTCAACGGTTTTTATTCTGACGTAGAATTAACCGCTCCTAATTCAGATAATAATAATGAGTTAGAAAAAAAAGAACGTGAGCTAGAAGGTACAAGAAAATCTGGAAAACAAGATGACATATATACTTTGTTAGAGTGTCACGTTAATTTAGATTTAGAAGGTTTTGAAGATAAAAATTCTGAAGGAGAAGAAACAGGAATTAAACTTCCTTACATTGTAACTGTAGAAGAAGGTAGCAGAACCGTTCTTTCTATTAGAAGAAATTATGCTCCTGATGATATTAAGAAAAATAAAATACAATACTTTGTTCATTTTAAATTTTTACCAGGATTAGGTTTTTATGGTTTTGGTTTAATTCACATGATTGGTGGATTGAGTAGAACTGCAACACAAGCTTTAAGACAACTATTAGATGCAGGAACATTATCTAATTTACCTGCTGGATTTAAACAAAGAGGAGTTAGAGTTAGAGATGAAGCTTCTCCAATTCAACCTGGTGAATTTAAAGATGTAGATGCACCTGGCGGTTCATTAAGAGATGCTTTCTTTCCATTACCTTACAAAGAACCTTCACAAACACTATTACAATTAATGGGTGTTGTAGTAGGTGCAGGACAAAGATTTGCGGCTATTGCTGATATGCAAGTAGGCGATGGTAATCAAGGCGCTGCTGTTGGTACAACGGTTGCATTACTTGAAAGAGGTTCAAGAGTTATGTCTGCAATACACAAAAGATGTTATGCAGCTATGAAAAATGAATTTAAATTACTAGCTAAAATCGTTGCACAGTATTTACCTCCTGAATATCCTTATGATGTTGTAGGGGGTCAAAGAAATATTAAACAAACTGACTTTGATGATAGAGTGGATGTTGTTCCAGTTGCAGATCCGAATATATTTTCGATGTCACAAAGAATTACTTTAGCACAGACACAGTTGCAGATTGCAACGTCTAATCCACAATTACATAACATGTATCAAATTTATAGAAACATGTATGAAGCAATTGGTGTTAAGGATGTCGATGCAGTATTGCCTCCACCTCCACCACCTTCACCAATAGACCCAAGTATTGAACACATTAATGCTTTAGGTGGTAAACCTTTTCAAGCTTTCCCTGGACAAGATCATCAAGCACACATTACAGCACATTTAAACTTTATGTCGACTAACATGGTTAGAAATAACCCTGCAATTATGGCTTCGATACAGAAAAATATATTAGAACACATCTCAATTATGGCCCAAGAACAAGTTCAACTTGAATTTAGAGAACAATTAATGGAAATGCAGATGATGCAACAGCAAGCAGTTAACAATCCACAGATCCAACAACAACTTCAACAGATGACACAACAAGTAGAAGCAAGAAAAGCGGTGTTGATAGCTGAAATGACTGATGATTTTATGAAAGAAGAGAACAAAATCACTTCTCAATTTGATTCAGACCCACTATTGAAGCTAAAAGCACGTGAAGTTGACCTAAGAGCAATGGAAAATGAACGTAAAAAGGAATATGACAAGGCTCAAGTAGAGTTAAACAGAGCAAAATTGATGCAATCAAGAGAATTAGCTGAAGATAAGATGGATCAAAACGAAGAATTAGCTAAATTAAGAGCTGGAGTGAGCCTTGCAGGCAAAGGAATCAGTCAAGCTAACATAATGATGGAGGATTAACTATGCCGATGACTAAAAAAGGTAAAAAAATTATGAAATCCATGAAAAAAAAGTATGGAGAGAAAAAAGGTGAAAAGATATTCTATGCATCTAAGAATAAAGGTGTTATAAAAGGGGTAGAAAAAGGTAAAAAATCATGATGAACTATAAAAAAGAAAAAACAATTAGCATTCCTGATCAAAATGTAGAAATAGATGTAAGATCTAAGACTACAGCGGAAAGAGCTTCGTTCAACAGAATCCCAACAGGAGACAAAGAACAAGTTCAAGGTCAAAAAAGAATGTTAGCTGAGAAAAAAAGAAAAGCTACCTGGTATTAGTCTTATGTTCCCGTGGAGTATCATTGGCACGGCGTTAAAGACGGGTGCTGAAATCTATAAAAATAAAAAAAAGAGCGAGATCATTATGTCAGAGGCACGAATCGTGCATGCTGAAAAGATGAAACGAGGAGAGATCGAGTACAGTGGACAGATTGCTCAAAATCAAAAAGGCGACTGGAAGGACGAATTTGTACTTTTAGTATTGACATCCCCTCTAGCTATTTTATTTTATTCCGTATTTGCTGAAGACGAAGAGATACAAGCTAAACTAGATTTATATTTTCAAAAGCTTCAGGAAATGCCATGGTGGATAGTTTCATTATGGGTATCTGTCGTTGCAGCGATATATGGAATCAAAGCAACTGACTTAATTAAAACAAATAACGGAGGAAAAAAATAATGGAAAATTTAACACCAGAAGAAAAGAAATCTGAATATATAACCAAAAAGAAAACAAAAAGAAAACCTGGCCCTGCATCTGGATTAGGAAAAAAAGAACCTGAAATTAGATTTGTAGTGGTTGGTGAAGATGGTAAAATGTTAGATAAACCTGAATATATAAAAGAATATTCTAAAGGTGGAAGAGTAAATCTACGTGGAGGCGGAATATGTAAAAAAGGAATGAACAAAAAAGCGAGAGGAGTAAATTCATAATGACAAAACCAATACCAGCAGGTAAAAAAGGAAAAGGCATAAGAATGCTAAAAAAGAAAGCACCAGAAGTTGCAAAACGAATGGGCTACAAAAAAGGAAAGAAGGTAAAATAATGTCTAGATTATACAACGTAATAAAAATGATTATACCAGGTTCTAAACAAAAAACTTATGGCACAGGTGTAATCAAATCTGTAAAACCAAATGTTCTAAAAACAGAAAAAGATAAAATAATATCAGCTCATAAAATTAAAATGGCTAGAATACCCGGTGAAGTTTCTAATAAATTTAAAAAGACAAATGAAATGGTTGATAGCGCTTTAACAAGAACAAGACAGGATTTACAAAAATTAAGAGGAGAAAAAACAACTAAATCTGGTTTTTCAAAAGGGAAGGATATAAAAAATGACTAGTAAGTACCATACAACTAAAGAAGGTAAAAAAGCTAAAAAAGGGCTTTGGTACAATATCCACATGAAAAAAAAACGTGGTGAAAAAATGAGAGCAAAAGGTGCAAAGGGTGCACCTACAGAAAAAGCTATAAGAAGATCACAGGGTAAATAATGGCATCACCAGCATGGCAAAGAAAAGAAGGTAAATCTGCATCGGGTGGGTTGAATAAAAAAGGAGTGGCTTCATATAGAAGAGCTAATCCTGGTTCTAAACTACAAACTGCAGTAACTACTAAACCATCTAAATTAAAGAAAGGTTCTAAAGCTGCCAACAGACGAAAGAGTTTCTGCGCGAGGATGTCCGGGATGAAGAAGAGACTTACTTCTGCAAAAACTGCTAATGATCCAAATTCTAGAATTAATAAATCACTTAGAAAGTGGAATTGCTAATGATTAAAAATTTTAAAGACATAGTTATATTATTAATTACAACAGGTGTTCTAATTTTATTAGGTATCATTATTATTGGAGACTATTGGGTAGCTGTTAAAGAAGATAGACCCATAGATGACAGCATAATCGTACTTATGAAAATGTCAGTTACAGGATTGATTGGAGTTATTGGTGGTTACATTGGTGGAAGTAAATGATAGATAAATTTATGTATAAATTTTTAGATAAGGTTGATAATTTATTTTCTAAAATAGAGACAATAACTGTTAATATGTCTTCATGGTTATGGAATAAAAGAGTTAATATTTTAAAACGAAAAAGAAGTAAGAAAAAATGAGAGACTCTAAAAAAATAGAATCTTTTTTAGAAGAAAAAAAGTTAAAAGATAAACAATTAGATTTGCTTCGAAACCTTAAAACGGAAGTAGAAACAGGTGCTAATGGCACTCAGAAATACATTATTAAGAAAGGCGAAAATAAAGGAAAGGTAGCGGAAATTAATGCAATTAGAGACAGTAATAAATAAACTAATAAGATTTTTAAATAATAGACTCGATTCTCTTTCAGTTAACATAACTTCTGGTGGGGTTGACAGTATGGAAAAATACAAGTATATAATAGGACAAATAAATGCCTTTGAGGCAACTAAACAGGAAATCTCTAACCTGCTAGAAGATAAGGAGCAAAAAAATGAAACTAAGGGAACAGTCATCGACATCAGATCGAAAGATCATAATGCCGAACAATGATTTAGTCGGCGTTAAAAAATCAGAAAAAAAATCAGAAGAAAAAGAAGAAGCAAAATTACCGAAGCCTACGGGCTGGAGACTTTTAGTCTTACCTTTCAAAATGAAAGAGAAAACTAAAGGTGGAGTAATACTAGCCGAAGATACTTTAGAGCGACAACAAGTTGCTTCACAAGTAGGGTTAGTTTTAGCTATGGGTCCTCAATGTTATAAGGATAAGGAGAGATATCCTGAAGGTCCATGGTGCAAGGTCAACGATTGGGTTATGTTTGCACGTTATGCAGGCAGCCGAGTTAAGATCGAAGGTGGGGAGATTCGTATGCTAAACGACGATGAAGTTTTAGCAACAATTGATAGTCCTGAGGACATCTTGCATGAGTTTTAACATAGGAGGATACTATGCCAGACGAAGAAAAAAAAACAGTAGATATTGATACATCGGGTCCCGATGCAGAAATAACTATTGAAGAAGCGAAAGACGAAACGGTTGTAGAAACTGCTAGTCAAGAAACAGAAAACACGGAACAAGAAACAGAAAAGAAGGACGAAGATTTAGAAGAATACAGTAAAGGCGTACAAGCTCGTATTGCGAAATTAACTCGTAAGATGAGAGAAGCTGAAAGAAGGGAAAGAGCTGCAATTGATTATGCTAGAGCTGTAGAAGAAAAAAGAAAAGTATTAGAGGAAAGGTTTGAAAAAACTGATTCTGAATATGTTAAAAAATTTGAGACAAGTATTAAAACTGCTTTAGACTCTGCACAAAAAGAATTAGCTGCAGCAATCGAATCGGGAGATGCTACTGCTCAAGTTGAGGCTAATAAAAGAATTGCAACTCTTGCTTTTGAGAATGCAAAACTGGAAGAAGCTAAACAAGGGAGAGAAGTAAAAAAACCGGTGGAAACACCAATACAACCAACAGCGCAGATGAATCAATATATTCCAGATTCATCTGAAGAATCAAATCCTGATCCTAGAGCAGAAGCATGGGCTTCAAAAAACCCATGGTTTGGTACTGATAGAGCTATGACATACACAGCTTTTGAAATACACAAAGAACTGACTGAAAAGGAAGGATATGATCCTAACTCTGACGAGTATTATGCAGAAGTTGACAAAAGAATACGTGTTGACTTTCCTCATAAATTTGGTAATACTAATACTAAGCAATCGACCGCCCCTGTTCAGACAGTGGCTTCAGCTTCAAGAAGCGTAAAGCCAGGTCGCAAAACTGTGAAACTCACTTCATCACAGGTAGCAATAGCTAAAAAATTAGGAGTGCCACTCGAAGAATACGCAAAACAATTAAAACTCACGGAAGGAGCGTAACATGGAAAAAGACAAAAACACTTCTCGTGCGAATCAAACACGGTCAAAGTCTGAAAGACCAAAAGTGTGGATTCCACCATCTTCTCTAGATGCACCCCCTGCACCTGATGGATTCAGGTATAGATGGATAAGAGCAGAAAGCGTCGGCTTTCAAGACACTAAAAACATATCTGGACGTTTAAGAGAAGGATATGAATTAGTTAGATCTGAAGAAATCGAAAATGCATCTGATTATCCTGTTGTCGAAGACGGCAAATACAAGGGAGTGATTGGGGTCGGTGGCCTTTTACTTGCGAAGGTACCTGAAGAAATCGCGCAACAACGTCAAGCGTATATGACTGATCGTCATAAACAAAGAGACGAAGCTATTAAAAACGATTTAATGAAGGAGCAGGACCAGAGGATGCCAATCAATGTTGATAGGCAGTCTCGTGTAACCTTCGGTGGTACAAAGAAATAATTTTTTTGTTATTTCTAGATCATCGAAACTAACAACTAACAAACTATTGTAATAGGAGACAATAATATGGCTAATAGAAACACACAAGGTTTCGGTTTAGTTCCTGCAGGAACGCTTGGATCAACTCCAGCGACTTCTGGTCAAGGGAAATATAAAATCGATGCCGGCTATGGCACTACTATCTACAATGGCGGAGCTGTAGCTAGCGCTGCAGGTTATATAGTTAATGGTCAAACAGCAGCTGCACCAATCATTGGTGTGCTGAATGGGATATTCTACAATGCGGCTAACACTTTAAAGCCAACTTGGTCGAATTTCTACCTTCAACCAATTACACCTGCAAACAGCGAAGACATCGACGCTTTTGTAATAGACAACCCACATCAACAATATGTAGTAGCAACTGATGATACAGCTGCACAAGCAGTGTATTTAGAAACATTCGATA